ACGCATCATGCAATCGGGCGATCAATACGAAGCGATGGTGCAGTGGCACAAGCAGAAGACGGCATTGCAGGAAGTCGGCTCCGATCTCGACGCCTACAAGGCGAAGATCCGGGCTGAATATCTGGAAGAACTTCGGACGGGACGAGTGACGGACGAGATTGGCGCGGAAAGCCCGCGGCAAGCCAAGCCGACGCCCGCCATGCCGTCCAATTTGAGCGGCGCGCGAAGCGTCAGCTCCCGAAACGGCGCGGCCTGGTCTGGGCCAGCGTCCATCAAGGAGATTCTCGGCCATCGCGGATGATTGCCGAGTGAGAAAAGGGGCCGATCATGGCCGACACACTTGCAGCCACGGGCCTACGGGTTCAGCGCTGGGAAGATAAGTTCTTCACGGAGTATCTGACGGAAAACCGTTTCTCGGAGTCGATGGGCTCCGACGAAAACGCCGTCATCCAAGTCAAGGAAGTCTTGGGCAAAGGCAAGGGCGATTCAACGACGATTGCCCTTGTGAACCGGCTTACCAACACGGCCATTCTCGGCTCGAATATGTTGGAAGGCTTTGAAGAGGATATGAGTAGCCGCTCGCAGCGGATTTATATCGATAAGCGGCGCAACGCCGTCAGAATCGCGGAAATGGAAGAGATCAAATCCGCGATCGATCTCCGGGACGCCGGCAGGGCCACGCTCAAAGACTGGGCCATGAAGGACACGGAGCAAATGCTCATCGACGCGCTTCAGTCGATCGACGGCGTCGCCTTCGCGACGGCCTCGGCGGCGCAGCGCAATACGTGGAATACGTCGAACTATGATCGCGTGTTGTACGGTGCGGCGCGCTCCAACAACGGCGCCACGGCGGGCGCTGTCACGCACGCCAACGCGCTGATTACCATCGACAACGCGGCCGACAAGCTAACGCCGCAAGCGTTGTCGCTCATGAAGGAAATGGCCGTCCTGGCTGACCCGAAAATCACGCCAATCAGGGTCGAGAAGACGAAGGGGCGCCGGTACTACGTCGTGTATGCCAACTCGCGGGCGTTCCGTGATCTCAAGACGAATGCCACGATCACGCAAGCACAGCGCGAGGTTTCCCTGGAAGTCGAGAATAACCGGCTTTTTGAGGGGGGTGATATTCTCTGGGACGGCATGATCATCAAAGAAGTTCCAGGTATTGGCTTCACCACGAATGGCACGATTGAGACGGCGCCCGTGTATTTGTGCGGTGCGCAGTCGCTCGCAGTCGTCTACGGCAAGCGTTGGTCGACGATTACCAAGACCTTCGACTATGGGGATAAGTACGGCATCGCCATCGAGGGGATTTTGGGCGTGCGCAAGATCCAATTCGGTACGGGCGCCAATGATCTCGACGTGTTGAAGGACAACGGCGTGATAACGGGGTGGTTCGCCGCGGTTGCGTCTGCTTAGCATTACTATCCGGGCGCACCTATAGCGCCCGGATCTACTTAAGGAATGCCTGTTGTGGTCAAGTATTGGCTGCTTCCCGACGAGGAGAACCCCGTGGCGAAATTCAAATATGTCGGCAGCGAGCAATTCAAGGACGAGAGCGTCACCTTCTACGGGTGCTCGTTCAAACGCGGCGAAGTGACGGAAGTGCCGGACGAGTACGCCGCCAACAAGCTCCGCAATCATTTCGAGGAGGCGTTCGAGGAAGTCGAGGGCGACGAGGAAAACGGCGCTCCCAAAAAGCGCGGGCGGCCGAAGAAGACCGACGAAGAGCGCGAGGCGGAAAAGGCCGAACGCGAGGCCGACAAGGCGCAACGCGACGCCGAAAAAGCCCGCCGCGAGCAAGAGCGCGCAGACGCCAAGGCCGAGAAAGAGGAAGTCGTCACCGATGTCGGTACCGAAGAGCCTTGGGACGATCCGGAGCAAGTCTGATGCCCAAGACCTCGCTGAACCTCATCACGAGCGCGCTTGAGCGGCTGCAACGGGTCGGCGCCGGGCAGGACCCCTCGGCCGAGGACGCGCAGCTTTTGCGCGATCATCTCGGGCCGCTGCTTGAGGAACTGGCGCAACAGGAGGTTGTCTTTGTCGCCGACGTCGAGGCCATCCCCGACCTGATCTTTCTGCCGCTTGCCAACCGGCTGGCGGCCGACGTCTCGGCGGACTTCGGGCTCGGTGCCGTCGAGCCCGCCATCATCAACAGCCTCAACAACCGGCTGCGCCTGACGTGGGTCGGAAAACCGCTCTATCACGTGCAGCGGAGTCATTACTTCTGATGCCAGCCACGCCGATCGAGTTTCCGACCTCATCGCTGCACTATTTTCTGAACACGCATCCGCCTGCCGAAAGCCAAGGGCGGCTTTTGAATGTCTACCTCGAACAGGAGCAACAACAGTCGGTCTACAAGCGCGTGCCCGGCACCGAGTTCTTTTGCGACGTCGGGGTCAACTATCCGCGCGGCATGATCGAGAGCGACGGCTTCGTCTATGCGGCCTATGAGGATTGCGTCAAACGGATCGAGGCCGACGGCACCGTGACGACGCTCACCGGCACGCTGCCCGGCACCGACCGCGTCACCTGGGGCAAGAACAATCAACAGGCAACGCCGCCGCGCGGACTCGTGGTGGTGAGCGAACTCGGCGCCTATTCGGTGACGCCGACCGCCGTGACGCCATACTCGGACGGCGACCTGACCGGTGGGCCGTCGAGCGTCTGCCACATGGACGGCTACCTGTTGTTTACCTACAGCTCGGGCCGGATTATCGCGACTGAGCTTAACTCGCTCTCGGTCGATCCGCTCTCGGTGGCGACCGCAGAAGCCAATCCGGACGGACTGTTGCGCGGCATCGTCGCGGGGCGGCAACTGTTTGCGATGGGGCCAGCGTCGATCGAGGTCTTCCAGGACGTCGGCTCTTCGCCGTTTCCGCTCGCTCGCGCTGCGGTCATCCCGGTCGGCCTGATCGGCACGTTTGCGGCGGCCGGCGGCTCCGAGACGGACGGTTGGGACGGACTGCCGCTGTTCGTCGCCTCCGACGGCACGGTGCGGCAATTGAAAGGCTACGAGCCGGTCATCGTCTCGACCCGCGCGGTCGAGCATTTTATCGCCAGCGTGCCCGATCCGAGGGAGTTGACCGCCTACGTCTATACTTTTTTCGGAAACTCGATCTGGGGCCTTCGCGCCAACGGCACGACCCCGCAAGAGCGCTGCTGGGAGTACAACACGTCGACCGGCAATTGGCACGAGCGGCAAAGCCAGGGCTTTTTGACCTGGCGCGGGCATCGCACGATCCGCGCCTTCGACAAGTGGCTGGTCGGCGATACCGGCTCGACGCACCTGCGCGCCATCGCGCCCGACGTGCAAACCGAACATCTGGACCCGATCCCGTGCCGGATCGAATCCAAGCTGATGCGCGCCTTTCCGGAGCGCCTTGCGGTGTCGCGGGCCGACTTTGCCTTCGCGCCCGGCACCGGCATTGCGACCGGGCTCGATCCGATCCAAACCGACCCGGTGACCGAGATTTCGTGGTCGGACGACGGCGGCGGGACGTGGAGCCGCCCCTTGCGGCGCACCCTCGGGCGGCAGAGCGAATACGGCTGGGACGTGCGCGTCAACCGCACCGGCATGACCACAAAAACCGGGCGCAGATGGCGGGTCGACTTTGCCGATCCTGTGCCGGTGGTGTTTTTCGGGGCCACGATGGAAGTCGAAACGAGGCCGACCTAAATGGCGCTGACGCCGCGGCCGGAACTCAATGCAACGAAGCCGGTCAAGCCTGAACTCGACGTGCCGCTCGTCGACACCGTTGCCGGGCAGATCACACAACCGTGGTGGCAATGGCTCGATCAGTTCTATCGCTGGTACCGCTTGACGACGACGACGCTCGACCGCCCGACCCGGCTGACCAAGGCCGACACCGGCTTTCCGGCGTTCGATACGACGCTCGGGCAACCGATCTGGTGGGACGGCACGGCGTGGATCGAGATTGCGAGCGGCGGCGGCGGCGGCGGCGGGGTGTCATCGGTCACCGGCACGCCGCCCGTCGTGTCCAGCGGCGGGGCCAATCCGGCGATCTCGATGCCGGCGGCCTCGGCCTCGGTCATCTTTC